CCGCTTCCTCCGATCCCACTTTGATTAGTTCCGCCATCAACACTCGCTTCAGCTATGCCTCCCCTGAGGAAAACGCTCGCGAGTACTCCCAAAAGTGTTGGCTCGGCCCTATTCTCTTTGAGCGCTTTCGCAACTACTTGAATTTGCCTAAAGAGTCTGTGGAGTTTGATGAAGAACTTTTCGTGTGGTGCATTATCCAGACCGTTGCGACCAAGTTGGACAAACCCATTGCCACGATCTGGAACAATATAGATCGCTCTTCCCCTGAGTGGCCGCGTCACTACATGGAAGCTTTCGTCAAATCCCAACACAAAGCCAAAGCTGAGACGGCTGCTCGAAGTTTCCGTTTGCATGAAGAGGATGATGCTCATGTTCAAAAGCCCAACGCTAAACCCGGTCAACCACTAGTCACTTCTCCGGACATCAACGTCTTCGAATTTGGACCCTGGACTCGGTACATGCGGGCTCATCTTTATCGACTAATGCGAGAAAACGTTTATATTCATGGAGGCCGCACCCTTCATGATCTTGATCGATTTTCCCGTCAGTTTTCAAATTCCGGAGCAGCCTCAACCTGTGATTTCACTCAGTATGACATGTCCTGTAAGGCCGAAACTCTCAGCTTTGAGATGTGCTTGTTCAGTTACTTTGAATTGGATATTCAGTTCCCCGATCTTACGGAGCTATACCTTTTCATCAAAACTCACATGTACACTCAATTCGGCCCTTCAGCTATCATGCGTTTCACTGGCGAGTTTGGCACTTACGACTTCAACACTTGGTACAATATTGCGTATATGGCTTTTCGTTACGAACTTGATGTTCGTGCACCCACAGGCGGGGCAGCTTTTTCAGGCGATGATTCCATCATGTTTTACAAAATCGTCGAGCGTTCAGACTGGGTTCGTTGGCAGCGTCATTTCGCTCTTGTGGGCAAATTGTATATCGGGCCTTCGAAGGATTTTTGTGGTTGGTGGTTACTTCCTTGCGGCGCTGTGCGCAATCCTATTCTTTTGGCTCTCAAGATTTTGTATAGAAAGGCTCGTAATGATTTAGATAGTTGCTTGGACTCTTACTTTCTTGAAGCTATCTTCGCTTACAATATCGGCGATGAATTGTATGAGCATGTACCTTCTTTAGCCTTAGAAGCCCAATCTTGGATTATTAATTTCTGTTTTGAACACTCTTCCATTGTACCTCATCTTTCTTTGATCCAAGAGAAACGTTTCCACTACGACCTCTCTGATCTCTCCAGTTTACCTTTTCACATTCTTAAACAACTAATGCCTCGTACTAGTTTCCTCTCTTTTCTTTCTTGATTTTCCC